TGCGGAGAAGACAATGGCATATGTTGCCAGAGTATCAAATCCAAATAACCAAGATAATGAAAATTATTCTGGATTATTAAAGTATTGTATTAAGCATAATCATTGGTCAGTTTTTGAACAATCCTTTATGACTTTAGAAATAGAAACTACAAGAGGATTAGCAGCACAGATATTAAGACATAGATCATTTACATATCAAGAGTTTTCTCAAAGATATGCAGACAGTAGTTTGTTATCTGATAAAATTTCATTACCACAATTAAGAAAACAGGACTTAAAGAATCGTCAAAACTCTACTGATGATCTTGATCCATATATTGTTCAACAACTTGAAGTAAAAATGCAAGCACATTTTTCTGCAGGTATGAAATTGTATAAAGAGATGTTAGAACATGGTGTAGCAAAAGAATGTGCTAGATTTGTTTTACCATTAGCGACACCCACACGTTTATACATGACTGGTTCATGTCGTTCTTGGATTCACTATATAAATCTACGCTCTGCACATGGAACACAAAAAGAACACATGGAAATTGCAGAGGGATGTCGTAAGGTGTTTACCGAACAATTCCCTGCAGTATCTGAAGCCCTTGAGTGGGTCTAAATAAATTTACAAAACTAAACACTTATGCCTACCTATCCTGTAAAAAACTTAAAAACTGGGGAACAGAAAGAGATACGGATGTCAATGTCGCAATATGATAAATGGAGAGAAGATAATCCTGATTGGGATAAAGATTGGAACGCTGGAGTTGCAAATGTGGGAGAAGTTGGAGAAGTATATGATAAACTAAAGAAATCACATCCCGGTTGGAATGAAGTTCTTGGTAGAGCTTCAAGAATGCCCGGTTCTAAAGTAAGACCTGTTTAATATGCCTAGAAAAAAGAAAGTGGAACCAATTGGTGTTGGTTTGACCGCTAAACAGATGAAGAGGAAGAAACCAATCAATTCTGATATGTTGAGGGACATTGAACCTTTGACAGAGAATCAGCAGAGATTATTTGAATCCTATGCAGAAGGTAAGAACCTCATTGCTTATGGTGCAGCAGGAACTGGAAAGACCTTTATTACCCTCTTTAACGCTCTGTGTGATGTTTTAGATACAACGACACCCTACGAGAAAATATACATCGTCAGGTCGCTTGTATCCACCAGAGAGATTGGTTTCTTACCGGGTGATCATGAGGATAAATCATTCTTATATCAAATACCATATAAGAATATGGTTAAGTATATGTTTCAGATGCCATCTGATGCAGACTTTGAAATGTTATATGGTAACTTGAAAGCACAAGAAACTGTATCATTTTGGAGCACATCATTTATTCGTGGAACAACATTCGATAAAGCGATTATTTTAGTTGATGAATTTCAGAACTTGAATTTTCATGAATTAGATAGTATAATGACAAGAGTAGGAGAGAACACTAAGATCATGTTCTGTGGAGATGCAACACAAAGCGATCTCATCAAACAAAATGAAAGAAATGGTATCATTGATTTCATGAGAGTTCTTCGATTGATGTCATCTGTTGATATCATTGAGTTTGGTGTTGATGATATTGTTCGATCAGGCTTAGTAAAAGAATACATTCTTGCAAAAACGGAACTTAATTTATGAATTTTACTCATCATAATTTTTTAGGTGATCTTGATTTACAGAAAAAAGAAACAAACGGAATAAGATTATACAATCTTCCTGATGGTCAATGGGTTCCATCTATCACATCAGTAACATCTTTTTATAATCGTCAGATATTTGCTGACTGGAGAAAGAGAGTTGGTGTAGAAGAAGCAAATAAGATTACGAGGAAAGCAACTGCTCGTGGAACTGATTACCATGAAGCAGCACAAGCATATCTAATGAATCTTGAAATGAATTGGGATGACTTTAAACCTCTTACCAAATTCATGTTTTATAATACACGACCTTATCTTGACAAGATAAATAATATACACGCTATAGAAAGAACCCTTTACTCTGAATACCTTGGTCTTGCAGGTAGAGTTGATTGTATAGCGGAGTATGAAGGGGAACTAGCGGTCATAGATTTTAAAACTTCAACAAAGATAAAACCTGAGAAGTGGCTTGAAAACTACTTCGTTCAAGAAATGTTTTATGCAGCAGCATATTACGAACTTACTAATATCCCTGTCACTAAACTTATTACTTTAATGGTAACTCCTGACGGAGAGGTAAAAGTATTTGACAAACGCAATAAATCGGACTATATTAGATTATTAGTTCGTTACATTAAAGAATTTGTATCTCACAATACTAGGTCGCCAAATGAACAATGAACTAGAAAAGGCATTCGAGGATAAGTTTTTCTGTCCTGCTCGTTTTGCTCAAGAAATAGAAAGACTTGTGCAAGCACATGAGGAGATGAATTACATCGATGCCATAGTTTATTTTTGCGACCTCAACGCAATTGATTTGGAATCTGTTCCAAAATTAATTTCAAAACCACTTAAGGAAAAACTTAAGTATGAAGCACAAGAACTCAATTTTTTAAAAAGAACTTCTAGAGCAAAGTTAGTATTCTAATGAATGATCCAGAAGATAATCCTTTTTGGGGTGAACCAACTCCCACAGACTTGTGGGATGACATGGCAAAATTGAATTCATTATATGAAGAATTGAATTGGGGCCATAGTGACTTTCTTGAATTCAAAATTGAAGATAATCACATCACTATTCGTAATAAATCTAGAGAAGGTAGATGATGCCATTTGATGCATACCGTTGTTATTTGTCACTCAAAAATCATTTTACAAAAGACCACTACGACTATCATAGATATGGTGGCAAAACTAGAGCAACTAAAGAGGCCTTTTACAAAAGGAAGGATCGATTTTGGTTTGAAAAGTTTGCCCGACAAAAGAATGATAAAGAAGTAGAGGATTTTTTTGTATCTAATTTTGTTTCATGCTCAGATCCAGAGACAATGTGGATTGGAGAAATGATAAAGAAAGGTGAGGGAAGATATGTTGATTGGAAAAAGAAAGTTCAATCACTTTCATACGTATTTAAAGAAGAATCTGAAAGTTTGTTCACAGACGATAAGGTAGATGATATCTTTGATTGTAATAGAGGACATCCAATTGTTTTGAAAAAATTTCTAGGTGGTAATATCAGTATTGAAAGTATGGTAATCTATGATAAAATACTAGGGTATGGGAAAGACTTCGATCAAAAATTGAATGATCCTGTATGGAAAACCGTCAGTCGAAGAGTGAGAAAATATTCTCCCTTCCTAAATATAGATGTATTCCGTTATAAAAAAATTCTAAAGGGGGTTGTAAAGCGTTGAGTTTTTTTGATTCTGACATAGTAAGATCTGAGATGGCAGAGATTCATGAACTTCAAGAAGATATTTATTCAAATGTCATGAAGTTTCCTTATATGAATCGTTCTGACAAATTAGAACACATTGATCAGTTGACAAAACTTGTTGAGAAACAAAAAATTGTTTATGCAAGATTGAGTCTCTCTGACGATCCCGATGCCAAAAAGATGCAGACTGAAATAATCAGATCTGCAGAGGTCATGGGTCTACCAAAAAACGTAGACATGAATGTAATCTTTAATCAAATGTCAGAGATGACAACCATGATGAAAGAACAACTTGACATTGGTATCATTTAGTTGTAATATAACGAATGCACACAAGCCAAATCTAATTAATCCGAGGTAATTTAATGTCTTTCGCAGACCTAAAAAAGCAGTCATCACTAGGTTCATTGACTGCAAAACTTGTAAAAGAAGTTGAAAAAGCGAACAATTCTGGTGGTGGTGGAGATGAACGTCTCTGGAAACCAGAACTAGACAAAACAGGTAATGGATACGCAGTTGTCCGTTTCCTTCCAGCACCTGAGAACGAAGAGTTCCCATGGGCAAAAATGTATACTCATGCCTTTCAAGGGCCTGGTGGTTGGTATATTGAAAATAGTCTTACCACAAATGGTCAAAAGGATCCTGTTTCTGATTACAACCGTGAGTTATGGAACAGTGGAAATGAGTCAGACAAAGATGTAGTTCGTAAGCAAAAACGTAAGTTATCTTACTACAGCAACATCTATGTTGTTAAAGATCCTACCAATCCTCAGAACGAGGGTAAAGTATTCTTATTCAAGTATGGTAAAAAAATATTTGATAAGGTTATGGAAGCGATGCAACCAGAGTTTGAAGATGAAACACCAATCAATCCTTTTGACTTCTGGCAAGGTGCAAACTTCAAGTTGAAGATCGTAAAGAAAGATGGATATTGGAACTATGATAAGTCAGAATTTGACAAAATAGGGCCACTTCTAGATGATGATGACGCTCTTGAGGCACTATGGAAAAAAGAGTATTCACTTAATGCAATCACTGCTACAGATCAGTTCAAGTCATATGATGATCTTGAAAAGCGTTTAAAATATGTTCTTGGTAAGAAACCAGTTCAGAGATACGTTGCTGATGATGAAGTTGCAGTCGAAGATAACGCACGTTCAGTTGCTGAGAAAGCAGTAAACGATGCAGTATCAACACCGTCAGCAACTACAACAGTTGATTCAGATGAAGATGATACACTATCTTATTTCCAAAAATTAGCAGAGATGTAATTATTCATACAAACGAATATTTTCTCCTCTTACCAAGGTTTCACTCACAAATTGAGTGGAACCTTTTTTATATTCCATGATTAATTCTAAATCATCAAAGACGATGTTAAGGTATTGAGGTTTTAGGACAAATATATTTCTCTTATCATCATTTATTTTTTGCTCATGAAGGTAGTTTGTTACTGGCAAAGCAACGTCAGTTACAATGACTTGTTGATTTAATCCTTCATCAAAATAATTAACACTTTGCCCAAGTCCTACTCTTGTTCCTGATGGTATGATAATAACATCTCTTGAAGTCTTTACTTCATTCGCTTCATAATGATGGATTCCTGAATACAAATTTGTCTCATTTCCATACTTCTCTGTTACATATGAATTAAAATTAATTTGTGACATCGGCCACTCATTTTGTATGTCAATAATATTATTTGAAAGTAATACGACCCAATCTAAATTGGAATCATTATATACTTCTTTAGCAACATTATCTGGACGATCATCTCCTTTAATTGTATACTTAGTAAAGAAAGTAACTTCCTGAAATATATCCTCTCTTAACTTTCCTTTTTTAAAAAAGTTTTTTACCTTAACATAATCCCCATCACTTTTATTCTTTTCACCACGAGTAATGTAATCAAAATTTGGTATGTTGCGAAAATAACTATTTGACATGTTAGAAACCTATATCTAAATCGTCGAACTGACTGTATTGATCATTAAAGACTGGTTCGATCTCTTGAAATGCGAAGGTAAGATTATATGAAACCATCGAACTATTTTCATAACTCATGTATGAGTTTTCAGGAGTGTAGTCCACACCAAATCCAAGAAGAGAACAAGTTTTTATTTTAGGTAAAAATCTATGATCACTATCACCACGAGTTTTAAATTCAAGTCTGTATCGATTAGGTGAACGTAGGAAAAAATTTGTTTCTGTTCTTTGAACTGCACTTGATTGTTTGAACATTCTTATTATCTTTTGCACCTGAACACTTTCACCACGATCTCTTGGACTCATTTTGTAATTAAAATTAAATGGACGAAGTGTGGGCCCATTAAAAAGTAATTGCATGTTGGGATTAATTATTGCTCCTGCTTCTCTAGAAAGAATCGCATCAGCACTTTTGTTAATTGCTTTACCTACAAACAAACCAGATACAACTGTCTTTAAATCATTAGTTCCATCCAAAAATTGTTTTGTTGCGTTTTGAAGAGCTTCTGGGTTGTCATCTAAAAGAAGTCCTAATCCAGCCTCAGCGAGAGCAAGTTCTAATGGATTTAAAGTTCCACTTTTAAAATCAACTTTATTATTATCAGTAATCTTTCCGGGTGGTGGAAGAGTAACTGAACCAATTGCTTTACCTTTATTACCTTTTCTTTCACTTTCACTCTCTAATGGTGGTAAGATACTTATTTTTAATCTATCATTGTCACTTCTTCTTAAAGTCGTTGGGTATACTAAATTTTCATATGATT